TGGGAAGTGCCATTCTGCTCCGTTGCGTCCCTTGAGTCCTGGATCGACTCGGGCATTCCAGAGATGGAATCCGGGAGTGGCGCTAACGGGCCAGAAGAATGTGGTGAGATAGGATTCTCGTCCGGCGATTGATCCGATTGGAAGCTCGTCGGTCGACCTGATTCCGGTTGTGCACGGGTCGATAGTGAGTTCCTGTTTGCTATCCACAGTAACTTTATTTGCTGACTGCTTAGTATCAGTAACTGCAAGCGAATGTTTCGCACGAGGTTCAAAGAGCGATTGATGGAGATCATTCGGCGCTGAAAGGCCAAACATCTTTGCCGTGTTAGCAACCGCGTTCGCCCCCATCTCTGTAGCCTTTGCGTAGGGTCCGATAACAGGGACGTTAGATAACGCTCCTGCGACTCGAGCCACATTTGTAGCAGGCCGAGAGATGACATCTTGCTCGTGTTCGTCATTCGATTTCCCTTTGGGTTTACCAGATTCTGCAACAGACGATTGGGGTATCGCCCGTGTAGGAATGGCAAACTTGACATCTTCTGCCCAAGCGAGGACAGTAATATTGAGGGAATCAGTGCTTGCATTAGCATGTTTGAGGTCATTGATCGAAGCGAGAACAATCTCTCCCATATTTCGCCAGTCATTAGCTCCAACGACCCAGTTGTTTTTGGGCCAGAAAAATGGAAGTTCCATAGAACCACCAGCTGACATAGTAGGATTGATATAAACATGCATGCGTTGTGATCCTCGGATAATATCTTCTTGAACCCACTGGCGTGAAGGTGACGTATTGTCAAGGGGACTGAGGGGTTCATAGGCAGCAATCGCTCGCCCATAGTAGAAAGCATTTCCATTAATGAGAATTTTAACGTGTAGCTTCGATCGAAGGAGGTGAAAGTTCTTGATTTTCTCAATATTTCTTCCATTCTCCCAGAAAAGTGTCCAAGGGTTGAAACGTTCAAAGAGGGAATCATTGACGTCCCAAGTAAAATCCGCGATTCGTATTGGACGGGAAAACCAAGCTCCAAGTGAGGCATCACCGAGAAGTGCAAGATCCCGAGTGGGATCCATAACAGCTCCTCGTTCATCCATAGAGCCAGGTACGTTATCACGGAATTGCATGGTTTGGGATTGTATGTAGGGATCAGCAGCCATGCCTGACTGAAATATTTTATGATTTGAAGTTGGCAAAAATATGCTTGGTATCGTCACTCGCCAAGGCGACGACCCGCTATGTGTGTAGAGATTGTGCAAAGCCTAACTTCGTTTCAAATATATATAATAAACATTTATACAGGGATATGTAACACGTAAACAAAATTGGTAACCATATACACAAAATTCCTTGCTTCTCCGTAGAAGGCAGATGAGCTGCCCCTGGCTTTTAAAGACATCCAGCAGGTCGTCTACTTCACTCTAGTACTTTTCGTGCCATCGATCAACAAGAGTGTCGTAATCAAAATCGAGGTACTCAGTCCACAAATCATGATCTTTCGCGACCTGACTGAGTTCCTCTCGGTATTGGACATAAATCTCGGGTCCATGAAGGAATGATTCGAGAAGCATAGTGATAATGGCGTTCACGGCAAGATCTTCGAGATCACCGGAACCACTCACCATATGGCCCATTTTATCGATGGAAGTCAGAGACAAAGCTCCGACACGGCAATTGAGTTTTTCATGGTGTACGCTCTTTCTCTTCAAAAAGTCAATCAGATCACGATGGACTTCATCAGCCGGATCATCACTCTTCGCTGCATCAGTAATTTTCATATTAATGCTGCTGAAATAACTTTCCTTCGCAGAGAAATTGCACAACGAACGTACACTCGGTTTGGAACCACTTTGTCCGTCATCACCATAAGTGATGATTCGCTCATTTTCACGGAAACTGCCAAGCGAGAGAAAGGCATCAAGACCGAGTTTGGAAACACCATTCACATAAAAAGAAATGCGATTGTGGAGGGAATTTTCGATGGAGTTTCCATACACAGTCATTGAATTGCCTGACGACCAAAGAAAGCAAGAGATAATGGTACCATTCCAATCGATGGTCGGATTGCGAAGTTCATCCGCAATACCGTCCATGATCTTAAGTTCTTCCTCTGAATATCCCATGAACTCGGCAATTCGCCGCATAACGTTCATCGATGCGATTGTCACATCTTGAGATCTCTTGAGGTCGTACTTGGAATAGTCCCAATCGACCATCTTTTCATCGGTCGCAAGCTCTTGAACATATTGCATAGTGAGCTCCCATTCTGGTCCAGCACAATTGATTCCGACAGCACACTCACACAACAGAGGATTGCGCGAAATGAATTCAGCGATCGGAAGATAGTACTTTCGGACAAGAAGAGCAAAAATGCATTCAAGAATGTAAAAGATTCGAACTTTTTCCGAGTCCTCATCAACAACTTCATCCTTGAGACATGTTCGTGTCCACACACCGTACTTGATACCACGACGAAAATAATCTTTCATCTCATCATGATATTTTTGGGCATGAGGAGCGAGCTTGTATCTCTTTTCATTATTTGATCCGCGTTCAATTTCAACAAATAAATCACTCATGATTTTACTTCCAGAAGCTTTTCCAATCGGTCCAATGGAAGATTTCATGTTGACAATCTTCATGTACATGGATTCGGGAATTCCATTGACCATTTCGAAATCATCAAGAACTCGACAAAGATCAGGATGAGCTTCTTTGTAAGCAGGGAGACGCTTAAGGATATCTGAGAGGTAATCATCAAAAGCCCATTTCAGAGCAAGTGGTGGAACCTCCCATGCACCCTCAGCGACAAATTTGAGTGCTTTATTGTGGTGAATCCAAGGTGCTCGCATATCCGGAGATTTCCATTTATTGCGACGCCCTGTAACTTGAGCGAGACCATCACTGATCATACTTTTGCGGACTCTGGAACGATATCTAACGAGATCAGGGTTGTTACCTAATACCTTGATTCCATGGTATTCGGCTAATTCTTCGAAGACTTTGGTTTTGGGATGAGGTCCCTCACCTTTAATCAATCGATAGCCCAGTCGTTCCTCAGGAACAACCCCTGCCTCGGGTGTGGAAATATAGTCTGGATCATTTCGAAGGGACTCGATATAACCCTCGACGTCTGAGCGCATGATCTCTTGCGCATTTCCAATTTTCTGCCCGAGGAGTGTGCGATCGCCGGAGATGTGGAAGCCCATGACCACACCTTTGCGAACAACTGGTGTTCCACAATAACCAACTTGTGTGCAATTTGAACGGTACGTCACACCTCTACCACATGAGTAACCACCACAATCAACACGAGCCACATATTTAGCGTTAGTCTTTTCAGGACCTTCGCGCAAGTGGACAAGAGTTGCGGAGTGGCAATCACTACCAGTCTGAGTGGGGAGGAGTTCAATGACATCATGTTTCATCTTGGGCCCTTTTGGAACCTTTATGATAACACAATCTTTTCCGTCCATGGGTTTCAAAGACTCTTTATAAATACGCACTTTAGTCGTGAAACCATTGCAATCAATGTGCAAATCAGTGACATCCTGCAATTCATCCTTCATTGGATCAGGCTTGAAGAAGTGACGCGGCAGCATTAGAAAACCAGTCTGAACAAAAGTTCCAACAACTTCGGTTTCCTCACCACCAACAGTGGCTTTGACCAAGCAAATGGCACGTTTCATTCGATTGACTGTATCATCAGTAGTCACACCATTATCAACACTTCCTGTGGGAGTGGACCTGTTAAACAACATGAAAGAATTCCAAGCATTACCGTCACCCTTTCCATCTCGGACAATTCCGCCCTCTGGGTTAGAACGAATCATATTCCAGAGAGTCAAACCCGAGATGATAACACCCATGAGTCCAATTGCTGTTGGAACAAGAGTGTTGTATTCCTGAGGGCAACGACGAATTTTGTCATATAAGTTTTTCTGCAAATCTTTATCGGAAGCGGCTCGAATCTTAAGATTTTCATAACGTTGATGAAAACCAAGAGCTCGTCGAAACCACATCCACAGAAAGGACAGCACAAAATATGACAAAGACATGATAAGCGGAAAATGCCACCAATCTGCCATCTTGCGAACAAGGATGTATGTCGTCACTGTTTCTTGATAATGCCAAAAATAGAAAATCTTCCCGAGAAGGCGTTGAAAAAAATACAAATTAATGTAATACTCCTGCCACTCAAGATGAGCAAGGGTGTAAATACCTTTTTGTGCATAATGATCACGATTTTCCATGACATAATCAGAATACTCCGGATACATTGGGATCCAACCCCAACGCGTAACTTCATAAGTGTGGCGCTGGGTGAACTCCCAATGATGACGTTCAAATCCGAAATAATCCAAACCAAAAACAATGCAAGTGCAAACAATGAACGTGATGAGTGAAATGGTGAAGGCTCTCTTCAGAAAGACACGAAGAGGAAGAAACATCTGTTTTTCAGCAGCAACAAACCGAAGAAAACGGTCTTTTTGCTTACCTAGGAAATTGGGCTGTCCGTCGGGACGTTCCAACCATGACTGTGGCACTAGGCTAAAAGCAGTAGTACCAATCGTGTCCGGAATGTAACTGATCTCCTCAAGCAAATCTTCGCGAAGGGACTCGGTCGTCAAAGAATCGATCGACCAAATCCAACGCAACCGAATAAAAGGATTCATCCAAGAGGCTATGGATTCAAAAAAGAGTGAAGAACCAAAGGATAAGACAGCATTGACTGCTTTCCCAGATTCCGGTTCTGAAGGAATGTTACCACACCTAATACAGTATTCACACCCTTCTTGAAACTCACATTTGTTTCCATGAGGACCCAGACGAGTACAACCAGGACACATATCTTCTTCAGATACGCCACTAACGACAGTAGCTTGAACTTGGGTCATCTCATCGGTGGAAATTCGAACATCATGTGACACACAAGTGCAGAAGTGTGCCAAACGTTTGCATTTTGTGCACCCAGCCTTTTTCTCTTTTTTCCTTTCTCCTTCCAAACGATCCTCGGAAGCATAATGCGCAATAGCGAGAGCGCGCACCAGCTCCATGAAATCACAGGTGTTCATATCCCGACTTTCACCATCTTTGAACTTATAGTAAACACGTTTCTTGTGTCCACTCTCCGAATAAACGATCTCATACACATCAAAAATGTGATAATTGTGAGAGCCATCAGATTTGGAACTATCGAAGCGTCCATGAGCATCAGCGAATTTCGGAGCTACTCGCATGTATACAGAAGTATATCTACGAGTCCACGCACCAGGTGTTTTGGCAACATGGATAAACGGTTCTTCTGTGTTACCAGTGGAAACAACACTGATGTGCTGAGCTGTGATTTTTGCTTTGTCCTCAATATTTGAACGATTTGGATGATACGGAACAGGGTCAACGAGTGCCAACGAGGTGGTGTACGCCGTTTCAATAGATTTGGCATACTGCTCCTTGATTGCAGAAGTTTCATTGACTGTGATTGACTGAGTACTATTATGAATTTCATCCTGGAATTCCGCCATCAAATTCAACTGGGCATTATCCGTTTCTCTGTATACAACATCACGAGCGAGGCAATGTTGCTCATGAATGGCTGCAGAGATATAAGATTTCCCAGTTTTAGGGGGGCCGTGGAGATGGATTCCACGTGCGACCTTGACAGCATCAATCTTTAACACAAAGTCTTTGATCTCATTATAGAGAGCTCCAACCTCACGTATCAGGGATGACGCTTGAAGGGTAGTG